CTCGTAAGCAGTTTTGATTTCGCCAGCTGTTGCTGTTGAACCATTTGCACCGTTAATTAAAGAATCAGTTTTTGGTGTATCAACTGCTGTGAAAGTTATTCCTGCAGCTGCTGAACCGTGGTTTGATCCTGAAGCATGATGATCCATCCAGTAAATGTAATTTGATTTATTATAAATTACGTCTCTTACATAGTTTGAATCGCCTTGTGGTGATTTAGCGTCTGAAGCTTTTGATACTTTATCGTAAACTTCAATTACTTCGCCAGTTTTTCCTGTGATGTTACCATCTTCGTCTATCACGACAACGTGCATTTCATCATTTACTCCGCTTTTTGAAGCAGCGTAAGGAGATGTTCCTGGAGCACCTGAAACAAATTCATAGAACTCCCAAAGTCTTCTTACGTTTGCACCATCAGCTGGTACTTGATGTAAACCACCTTGTAGTGTATCCGCTCTAACAAAAGTTATGTCGTTAGTGCTAACACCTGTTATTTTATATTTTCTACCATCGTAATCTGTTCCACCAGCACTCGCTGAAAACTCAACGATATCGCCGACTGCAAAACCAGTTCCCGATGTTAATGTTACTGTTGTATGACCAACAGCCATAGCAGAATCATTTATTGTTGTTTTTGCATCCTCTTGGAAGCCTGTTGCGCTGTGACAAGCAGAAACTTTAAGGCCGTTGCCCCAAACTCCTGCTGTTCTAGCTGCCCATTCTCCGACAGACGCCTGACCAGCATTGTAATTATCCTGGTAGTCTTGTGTATTTTTGATAGCAACTGCTGAGCCTGAAACGGCTGCGTTTGCTAAACCAGTATTTTGTACTCGTACTACTCTTAATGCGTTAGAGTATTGTAAAAAGTTTGCAGCTGAAAAGAATGATTCAAAATTTGAATTATCCGGTTTGCCGAAAACACTTACTAACTCTTGTTCACTAGAGATTGATGTAATCTGATCTAAAGGACCTTTTCTGAACTCGCCAGCAAAAGCTCCAATTGATGTAGACACAGCAGGAATGATTCTTGTTAAATCTTTTTCCTGTACAAGAACACCTGGTGATACTTGAAATGCCATAGGTTATTCTCCTCTTAATTAGCTAATTATTAATATATTATAATTCACATCTTTGTAAGTTTTCTTACATCCATATTTAAAGCCAGTACAGATATTTATAATAACCTAGAAATAGACTATTGTCCTTTTCTAGAGACAGGAAACCATCTGGTACCGTACTCGTCAACTGTTTCCTCATCTTCAGGATCAGTCACTCCATCGTCTACAAAACCAAATGGTGCCATGTCCTGTTCTATCAAATTCTTTTGTTCCTCGTACATTTTTAAACGTGCATTGGTATTTGTCAATTCCTTAAAGTAGGGTTGATTAGATAACCAACCAAATATGACTAAACACATCATTAAATCATCATTGGAACCGTCTTCGGCCTGCCAACTTTGACCTCTTTTAGTAAAGGTTGACATCTCCTGTATAATATTAAAGTCATTAACAACAACTTTGTCACCCTCAATTAGTGTTTTTAAGTTTGAACAACCTACTTTTTTAATAGCTTTTGTCATACGAACACCCATAGATGACCCACGACCACTATACATAGCACCTAATATTTGACCAGCACGACCTTTTTGTGTTGTCATTAATAAATTAGGGTACTCAATTTCAAATTGTAAGGCGTCGGCCACTTGTTGACCTATATCATTTACCTCTGTTAATATATGTGCTTGATTATATGCTAAACAAACTCTAGATATTATATTAGGAAATACAAAAGGTTTAATTTCGTTACTTCTATATTTTGCTACAACTTTATAAGGCATACTAGTTACATCAAATACTAAAAAGGCAGAATAATCTTTATCTACACCACGTGATACATCAACAGCAGCCACATAAGTATGTCCTTCTTTTCTATCTTCATATATGTCAACACCTTGAGCAGACTTTATAGGTGTTACATAAGGTGTTGCCTTAATTTTAGAAGCTGATATTAAAGTATTTACAGAACCTAAAAACTCACACTCAAACTCTTGTTGGAATTGTTCTTCACTTGTGTTACGTATAGTTTGTTCTTTCCATTTATCATCACGACCTGGTACTTCACTCCAATGTACTTCTATAGGAATATAATCATTCTTTTTATTGATTGCGTCCATCCAAATCTTATAGTACATATTCATACCATAAGGTGTAGATACTATAATCATTTTAGTTTTTGTACCAGCAGATATCGTAGGATAAACTGAACTAAAAAACATTTCGGCAATGTTAGTAGGTACGAAAGCAAACTCATCAAGAAAGATAATATTAAATGAACCACCCCGAATAGCACTTGAAGAAGTGGCAGCCGCAACAATGGTAGATTTATTTTCTAATTCTATATTACCTTTGTTCCAGTTTATTACACCTTGTTGTAACCATTTTGGTAAATTTTCATATGCAAGTTGCAGTCTACCTAATATATCTCTAGCAGTAGAACTTTTGTTTGCAAGTATGGCTATGTTAGAGTTTGGATTAAATAATGCATAATGCAATAGATAAGAAATAGTTGTTGTAGATTTTCCTGATTGTCTTGGTAGTTTACATATAGTAAATCTATTCTCGTGAATTTTTTGAACAATATCTTTTTGAAATCCATACATATTAAAAGGCACTAGACCCTCATCAAGAGATACAATACGGATATATTTTTCCATAAAGTATATTGGATCTTCAGCACACTTTTGATATTCTACTATCTGATCTTGTGTATACTCAACAGGAGTATTAACCTTTTTAAGATTAGGATTCCCTAAATATGCTTCACTCATTTTTTACTCCTTTTCGGGAGTAATATTTTTTTCAATTGTTTCATCTTCTTGTTTTCTATTTAACATTTTCTGCAACTCGGCAGTTGATCCAACAAAAAGAGCATTTTTTACATTTGTGTTTGCAGTCTTTGGTACTTGTTTTAAGTCTTTTAATTTTTTTTGTAAGTCTTGTAGTTTGTCAACAGTACCTGCAACTTGTCCTAATAATTGGCCTGCAACTTCATATGCTCTAGGGTGTTGGCCTTCTTTTGCAATTTCTAATATTCCTTCAATAGCTTCATTACCTTTATCTATTAGATTATAATAACTATCTCTACTATAAGCGTAATCTTGATTGATATCTTTTTCTGTTTTTACTTCAACATCACCTTTTGGTCTTTCCACAGGTGGTTGAAATTCTTTTGGTTGTGTAGCTTCAGGTATACTTTCAATACCTAAAATTTCATTTACCTTGTCTTCTAATTTTGCCATAACTATTCATCACTTCCTGTCTTCACGTTATATTTTTTACCGTCAGTAAAATTTTCTATTGTTGTTGTAAATCCAAAATCATCATTTACATCAGCTGATATAGGATTTGGTACAACTGTAATTCTTTCTTCTCTTGGTGGATTGTTTACTGTATCAGCATATAAATCTGATTGTACTTTTTTAATAACACCTTGATTAGTTGTAGGACCAAACAAGTATGTTTTAGCAGTAAAATTCATTGAGTATATAACTGCTCTTCTATTTGTAAATGCACCATCATAACTGTCTTCATAGTTTACATTGTTTAGAATAATAGGTACGTCTCTTTTTATATTCATATCAGGCATAACATTTACTGTTACTGTATAATCTGGTTGAAAGAAAGGTAATATTTGTTCTACAATTTGTAAACCATTTTCAGCAGTTGCTGTAAAAGCATAAACATTTAAACTTATGTTATATGGTACAGGTGTATAATTAAAACTTTGTTTTTTTGAATCTGCAAAATCTGTTGGCGATGTTTCTAATAATGGATATTCAGCATATCCTGTTGTAGTATTTGCTTGTTCAAACTGAATATGACCACTATCATCTTCCATATATACTCTGTCCATTTTAGCAACAGATTGATCTCTTGTCAATGGTGTTTTTTCTGTTCTATATTTTTGAACCCTTGTTAATTTTCTACTAGGGTCATATGATAGTCCTGATATTTCAAAACCTATTCTAGGCAAAGTTATTGCCATTGATCTATCATCTAAATCAGCTTGTTGATCTAAACGAACTAAAAACTTTTCTTTAGGAGCATATGCTAAAGGAACTTTTATTCTTTTTAAAACAGCACCAGTTTCATTATTCTTACTTTCAATAACTATATTATTAAATAGTTGTCCGAAAGCAATAATAATCTTTCTTAATCCTTCATTGTAAAACGGTGTTCCAAACATTATTGTCCTTTATCGGCTATCTTACCTTTGTTAATTCCTTCTTTAATTACATAATCCTGTGTGCCATTTGCACCAGCAACCACTTCTTTTTTTAAATTTCTTGATAGTTCCATTTCTTTTTTTTGTTTTAAAGTTTTATTATGAAACTCATGTAATTGTCTATGTCTATCTCTTTCCATTAAATGTCTACCTCCCCAAATGGATTTCTTTCAGTAAAGTCTAGTACATCATCTGCTACAGAAGCAGTATCAAAACCGGCTGCCGTATCTAAATCTAAATTTTGTGCATAATCAGATTGAGTTTGTACTGTAGTTTTTGTTGCGTCATATTCTTCGTTTAATAGGAAGTTAGCATTACCAGATGATACGTCATCTTGTTCTAGTTGCATACTACCAGCTTCGTTTTCTAAACGCACTCTGTCTACTAATAGATTAACTGAATTTTGTCTTTCTCTTTTATCAATGTCTTTTATTCCAACATCTAATTCTTCATTTGAATATTCCCAACGTGTAACTCTTAATTTGTAAACAGGTAAGTTACCTAATTGAAAGAAAGGTTCCTGATCTTCTACAAATTGAATTTCAAAGAAACTATTCATCAAAGGAAAGAATAATATATCTCCTTCGTTTGGTCTACCTTTTACGTTTAATTCTGTTCTAATATCCACTTTATTCATAAAACGTCTTTTAGATACCATCAATGTAGTATCTTCTCTAATTTCTAATCCAAACTTATTGATTAATTCTTGCTGACCAGCAAATCCCTCGGTAGTTTCAAAATACATTTCAATAGGAAAAGCATTTTTAAATTTACTATTAACGTCTTCACCTAATACTAAATCTCTGTTTACAATTTCTCTAGGCATATAGTAAATTAAATTACCATATATCTTTAATCCTTCTATAATTAAATCTTCATACAGGTGTTTTTCTGAAGCATTTCCGATGCCATCTCCGTGCTGAAAGTATGGATTCATTACTACCATAGTTTTTATCCTATTAGAAAGTTATGAGGCTCTTCAAATGTTGTACGTATTTCGTTTTCTAGTTTTTCACATTCTTGTAGTGATTCAGAATATATTTGGCCTCCGTTAAGAGTCACACCACCTACCATAGCAACGCCGTTGAATTTAGATAGGTTTGCTCCCCATTGTTTTTTAAATAGTGTTGTGACATATCTTTTTAACCACTGGTCATTGTATACATCTGTAAATGTTTCTGGATCTAATTTTCTAAAACAATCTATTACTAAAAATTCACCTACTTTTAAATCTTCTTTCCAATCCATATCAATGAATAGTTTGTTATCGTTTTGATTAAATCTTAATGGTTTTTCACCAACTAAAATGTGATCTAAAAAGTCTAACTGTCTCATCACAAGATCATAGTTAACTACCGATGTTGAAGAAAAATCATAGAGATCATTTAGTCTCATCTGATATCTTACATCAAATAAATTTAAACTTCCTTTACTTGAAAAAGGAAATAAATTAGTGACAGATATAACTGATTCAGGAACTACTATATAATTTGCATTTTCTTTCCATGATGTAGTTATTGAGTTTTTAGTTTGTGACTCTGATACGTCTCCATTAGTGACGATTCTATCATAATCTGTCTGTGTGTATTGATATTTTAAATAACATCTTCTTATTGCATTCATGTGATATTGAGAATAATATTGTAAAGCTTCATCAAGTCTATCCTCTAATTGATCATTGTCAACGTTAATTTCTATAACAGGTTGACCTAATGCTCTTAAAGCGTAATCTTTTAACTGTTCTCTTGTTGTTGGTGTTGCCATAATTCTATTTATCCCTCTTTTTAACTACCTTGCCGTCGCCGGAACGTTATTACTACCTACTATACTCTGGCCAAAAGCCATGTAAATATAGGTTCCACCATCAGCATTTGTTTCTGTGCCTGAAGCCCTACATTTGAAACCATTAGATAATTTGTCTATTGAATAACCTTGATCAACTTTCTCATTATCATTATTATTAGCTTGTAGTATCTTATCTTCACCATTCAAACTTCTTTTTGTATCCTGCATATTCCAATCATTAGCAGTATCAATTCGCTTAACTATAAGAAAATCCGGTCTAAAGCCGGTGTAACAAAATGGGCCATCGGTACTTCCGTTCCCGGTATAGGATCCGAATTTTGAATAGCCAGCTTTTTCAGCGAAGCAGTAAGCTATGTAAGTTGAACCACTGGCTGCATTTACACCACTATTACTACCTAATAAAAATGCACTAGAAGTTGGAACATTATCAAAATTACCAGAGTCGGTAGTTTCTGCATTAGAGGCGTCAAGATATAAATATTTTGCATGACTACCTAAACCTTTATGATAAACAGTCCAATTAGTTGAGCCAGTCGTTTGTTTAATCATAATCACAGACGGAACAGCACCTAACCCATGGCCAACTGTCGCTCCCGCTACTGTATTACCAACATACTTAACAATACTGAATCCTGCTGTAGTATTAACACTGACAGTTGAGGTTATGGTTCCATCTGTATTAGATGAACCTGTACCATTTGCTTTCCAGTTCCATGATACAAAACTATCTCCACTTTTATTAGTTTCTCCATTACTACCATCTGCACCCACAGAAAAACCATCACTATCAAAAGATACAAAAGAACCCGTATAAGTATCTTCACTATTAGATAGGTTTGGTCTTAAAAATTTTGTAGGACCTCTTACTGCGTCTACAAAACAATGATTATAACCGCTTGTTGTTCTAGTCTTATGCCAGTTCATATCTGGCTGAAATCCTACGCCTGTTATAGATTGTGATGAACCTGTTCCTGTATAAAGTTTAGTACTAATATAATTACTAGATTTATTTATTGTAGTGTAAGCCATTATTCGTTAAGTCCTTTCGTGCTCAAGGCCGTAAATCCGGCGGGAACATCATATTCAAATATTCCTATTCCTGAGGCGTTTGTTCCTGCTGATGATACTGCTGTTGTTCCAAAGTAGCCATTGCCAAAATTTGCATGCCAGATTCCATTATCATTCCAGTGAGATACTCCAAATCCTAATACACCTTCCGCTGTTCTAGATGAAATATTATAACCATTTGAACCTGTTGTTGGATTACCAGACATTATGTAAGTTCCATTTTTATGCCAATACAATTTAGAATTATCAATATCTACTGCTACACCTATAATATCTCCAGTTGTGTAAGTGCTTCCTGATCCTGAATTTGAACCACCATTATAAATGTCTCCAGTTGGATGCCAACCAGTACCATTACCACCAATATACATATCTGCGTCATATTTTTCTTGTGCTACTATTCCCACATAAGGATAAGAACCACCTGTTGAACCTATTTCTTGTAATTTAAATTCTGCATAAAATTTACCAGAAGGCATACCAAGAGTTGATATTGATTGTCTTTGTCCAACATCTCCTGTCATTGAAGCTACATTATTACCATTTGAATAAGTTATACCAGAAAGAGTTTGTGCTGAAGTATTAAATGTAGCAAATACATTGGCTGGACAATCCTCAGTTTTTGTAAGTGTACCACTTAAAGTAAAATTATTACTATTAGATGATTGGTCTGTAATTGTGTTTCCATCTTTTAAAATTGTAAAACCATTATTACCTAATGTAAAACTAGGAGAAGTTTTAATTGTCCATTCTCCGGTTGTTGAATCTTCTTCACCAAATGTATCTGCGTCATAACAATATCCATCTGACATATGAACATGGCTTATAATACCATCATGGTAATAATAACCTGAACCACTACCTGCACCTATAGTAAAAGTTTTATTATTACTATTTAAGTCATTCCAAAAAACATCTTGTGCAGGTAAATTATTTGTTGCGTAAGATATTTGTTCTCCATTTACATAAATTTTCAATCTATCCGCTTGTGTTGATTGTGTAGTATCTCCTGCAAAAACAAAATGATACCAACCATTAATATCTC